CTCTGGGACTCAATAAGCAACTTCCGGCTCTTCTCCTCTTTTAACAAGGACTGGAACTCTATAGAAAGTTTGTCCCCTTCCAGAGAAACTAGGCTGGAGAGTCGAAGGTTGAGGATAGCTTCCGCTTGTGTCTGCGAGAACTTCATTTCATAGACCAGTTCATTCTTAGCACTAGCACGGGTTTTAGATTTCTTAACGATGGTTACTACTTGATCCAACTTCTCAAGAGCAATCAGATAACCAGTAACAATATGGATCCTATCTTGAATTTGCTGGAGTTCGACAGTAAACTTCTTAACCAATCTGTCATCTTTCCACTGCAACCACTCCTTGATAATCTGAACGGGTGGTAGAACTACGGGCTTCATGTTGTGGATAACCGTGTTCTGAGCAGGAAAGTTCTTCATCAGATTGGTGTAGGCAAAGAGTTGATTCTTCAACTCCTCCAAATCCGTGTTAGGTTTGGCAACTACAGTCACCCTGATACCTTCCCTATCTGTCTCATCCCTTACGTCTGCCAGATTAGTGATATTACCTTGCTCTACCCCCTTAGCAATCTGCTGACATATTGATTCAGGGTCAGTTCCAAAAGGTAGATTGTAAAAACTAATAATAGGTCGGTCTTTCTTCCTCCCACCACGTTTTTCGATGTCGTAGTAAAAACGAGCCTGCATAGTAATAGAACCTTTACCTGTATTGAGATAGTCCTCCAGTCCTTGAGTTTTGTGGATATAACATTGGGTAGGGAAGTGTGGGACTAATAACTTTCGAGCTTCTTCCTCTTTACCCTCTAGGACTTTATGGGTCGCTAGAACAACGTTATGAAAGTTATGGGTAGGGATGTTAGTACTGAAGCCAACAGCCACACCAGAAGATCCGTTAACAAGGACGTTAGGGATTTGTGCCTCTAGAACTACCGGCTCCTGGAAACTACCATCATAACTAGGTTTAGTCTGACAGAATGAGAAGTCTTCTAACAAATATTTCCAAGCATAGTTAGTTAACCTTGCTTCTGTGTACCTTGATGCTCCAGCGTTATCCGTAGGACTACCAAAGTTTCCGTGACCATCTACTAAGGGTTCACTGTTTTTCCACCAAGCAGCCATGTTAACCAACACACCATAGGCAGAAGAGTGTGGGTGGAGTTTACCCATTGTCTCACCTTCCACCCTCGCAGACTTCATATACTTGGCATCAGGGTGTAAGTTCATCCACTTCATAGCCGTGAGGACTCTTCTCTGGACAGGTTTCAATCCGTCTCTAAGATCGGGAATTGCACGTCCAATAATAACTGACATGGAATACTTGAGATAATCATCTGACAGTTGCTTCCCTAAGTTTACTTGTGTAATCTCCATTTATTGTTCCTCAACTTTTACTCGGTTTGAAATGTCTATTCCCCCTTTCTTTGATAGATAGAGAGCGGGACTGCTGTGCTAATGTGTCCGGTCACGGTGCATTTGTATTTAACTTTATTTACACTTTTGGGTGACCCCGTGGCGGCTTTACCAGAGTTAGAGTAATCATAACTATTAGAGTTCCTACCCTATTCAGCCGTGATGATGTTAGCTTCTACATAGTCTGAGTTCCTTGTCTGAAAATACGTTGAAAAAGTTGCGTTGGTTCACATCCTGACTCCATTTAGCGAATTGAGGCTTACGAGACATAGGACCAACTCCTTTGCTTGTTTATATATACAGTATAACACCTCCTCACGTTTTTGCCCTGGAGCTAGTGAGTAGTCGGTAACAATATCGTCGAGAGGAATATTATCAAGGTGGATAGGCATACGCATTGACAAGGAAGTTTACTTTTTCTTCAGAGTTTCTATGATGATACGTTTTAGTAAAGGGAAAGTACCCGTCCAGTTGATATCCAATCCCTCAATTATTTCATGGTGGTAGTAAATGTTGATTTTTACATCTTCATCCACACAAACATCTACCTCTACAAAGTCCCCCGTGGGAGGGTAACAGACGGTTAAACATTTAACATCTCTGCTAACATCAAACTCTGTCTCAAAGAATAAGCAGTTCAAAGCACCTTGGATATTATGCAAGAAGTATTCCCAATACTCGTCAGCGATAATGGTGATGATGCCCAACTTACAAATGGTTACTGTTCCCCCTTCTATGAAGTTATCTTCCTCTAAAATAAAGTCCCCATCCTCATCTTTAATAAAACGGTCAAACTTAAAGAAACTTTCCTCACAGATTATCTCTAAGGTTTCCCCCACCTTTACTTCATCAAGAAACTTGAGGAGGCTTTTGGTGTTACTAGTGGATTGACGATTAACTGTAAGTGTTTTCATTAGAATAAACCTCCTTTTTCTAGTCGTTTGATAAATGTATTGAACCTGAAGTCCTCACACATCATGGTAAAGGCATCCTCATTCAAGTTGAATGGAAGCAACGGGAAGTTAAGGGGGTCGCAGTTTTGTAGTGCCATCAGTCTCATATTGCCATAGATGGTGAACAAATCTTTCTGGCAGAAGAAGTCCTCTAAAGAAGACCCTGAGACGATACCTTGAATGACCTTGATAGCCCGTTTATGACCATAGCCTTTAATACCCTTAACGTTGTCACTACTATCCCCCTTAATGGATTTATAGACGGGGTAGTGGGTGATTGGAATACGGTATTCCTCCTCAAAGGCAGGTAGTGTCCAAACTTTCTTTTTCTTGGCAGAGTTGAAGACCAGAACATCTACCCGTTCCGATAGGCAGCCTAGAAGGTCTAAGTCCACCGTTACGATTAAGGTCTTGCCTAACCTATCATCAAGGGATAGGGTGAAGATAATATCGTCTGCCTCGATGCCTTTTCTCATAAAAATTTGAGAACCCATACTCGGTAGAATAAAGTCCACGAGGTTTCTGAAATCTTGGATATGGTTCTGAGAAACTTTCTCCCTCCCTGCTTTATAGTTAGGGTCAAGTTCTTTCCTAAAGTTTCCACCCCCTGCATCAAAGGTTGAGACTAAATGCTTAGGTTTACCATAAGTTTTTAGAATGTAAAACAAGTTATTCAAAAAGCCATAACTTCCAGTGGTGATAACCCCATCTTGGTTAGTGAGTTCATTTTTGCTTCTTCTAAGAATTGCATACCGAGAGCGATAGAAGAAGGCATTCCCATCGATAATAATAGTGTCGTAGTAGCTCATAAGTTATTTGTGTTTAACTTTGATGTGTTAACCCGGGGACTAACATAGAAAAAAGGGAATATAAGTCCAGGTTTCTTTTCACCCTCATAAAAGTGCATAGCCTAAAACTTGTCTCAGGGTTTTAATAAGTCCCCTGCCCCTATTATAACAACTTGATAGGGTTTGACAAGGTGTTTACTTATTTTTCTTTTGTTGGATACGGAACTCTTTCCAAAAATCTACGGCCTCTTTGCCTTGCTTTTCTTCTAAGTAGTTATACCACTCATCTTTTTCCCACATACCTGAGTATACCCCTTGCCAACGGTTTCCAGTAGACAAAGGGTGAGTCGCTTTCTGAGAACGGAGGTGGAAGACAAACTCCTGACGGGCATCTTCAATTTCATAGGAGCAACATTTAGTCGCTAAACCTTCGCGGAGATAAAGAACTAAACTGATACGCTCATCATCCAGTGAGCCGGCGGCTGTGTTCCCATGAATATAAAGAGCATTGTTACAGACGATGAAATCTGAAGGTTGTAGTGTTACAGCAGCACGGAACTCAGGGAATACCAAGTAGGAACCAGAGAACCCAGTTTCAGAAATGGTTACTAAAGGTGCTAAGGATTTCCCATAGTTGCCGGGGTCACGGTGAGCTGCTGTGCGGAAGTTGTGGTTAACGGTAATGGTAGAGAACACACTGTCACCGATAAGATAACGAGGGTCAGTTTTCTGAGCTTTTAATCTTTGGAGTTCATGTTGTTTAGGAGAACATTGAAGGTAAATGTCAGAGATTTGTTCTACCAGCGGGAAGCACTCTTGGAAGGTTTCCCAGTTGTTACGGGCGATATAGGACATACGACAGTAAGGTTGACGGGAGGTTTTTTCAATGGCTCCTATTATACCTGACTCTGCTCCGTTACCTCTACCAGTGGAAGCGAGGTATTTCTTCTTAATAGCTTTCGCTTCAGTAGCCCATAGTTCGGGAACCAGATTTGCTCGGAGTTCCTCAGCCCACACTTTGAGATCGAAGTTGTCGGTAGTCTTAGGTTTCAACCAGGGGAAGACACTGAGTTCGGTTTTGTTGAGGACTTCAAACTTAACTTCACTTGGATGTTTATTAATAAGTTGGTTGAGTAGTTCTACCTCACCGAGAGTTGCACGTTCGCGACCAGATTTACCACCTGGACCAGTACGGGTGTTAAGCTTTTTGCCAGCAGCAAGATTACGAGAGTATGTGATTGTCTTGGAGGCACTTTTGAGCAGTTTTAAGGCTTTAGGGGAGAGGGAGTGGTAGCTATCTAAGCAACCTTTCCGAAAGGATACTGCAACCTCCCCCGTATTGGCATCGATGATGTCCACGTCTTGATCGAATAAGTTATCGAAATGGCTTTCATCAAGGAATGTTCCTAACAAGTGTTCGCAACTGATGGGAGTTTTTACTAATCTCAATACCATGTTTTTGTTAGGCGACCTGAAGAGATCGCGGATAAGGTTTACTTACGAAGAACGGGTTTTGTGGGAAGTTGATTAAAGCGACTTTGGATTTCGAGTCCTACACGGTCAGCGTTAGGATATTCACGGTTGTCATGTTTTTCAGAACAGAAGTATCTAGTTTGTTTGGTTACGCGATAGACCGGACGGGTGAGACGTTCTTTAGAGTTTTCTTCCCAACGTTCGGATAGATGGAGGTCAGTTCCTTTAGTGCGAGATTGAGCTACAAGAGTTCTCATCATGTCTTCAATCATATCACAGCGTTTGCCGGCTGCTTTCATTGCGTTACGCGCAACTAATAACCTTTGGTATTTTACAAGAGCATTACCCTTGAGAGAAGAAGGGATACGTTCGATGGTTTTAACGGTTGTATTGGTAGATGTCATGATTGGGGCTCCTTTGTTTGTTTGTAGTTTTATTATAACAACTTTTTATTGGAGTTGACAACCCCTTGTTACATTAGAACTGAACAGCGATTTCTATGTAACGTTGACGGCCGGGGTCACTTTCCATTTTGAAACCTTCTTCGTGCATTTGTTCTTTGATGATGTTGTGGATTTCTTTACCTCCTTTTTCACCGAAGCACTCAATAAGTGTGAAGTACATATTTATACGAGCGGTTTTCCAGGAGGTTGAAGTAATCTTGTACTGTTTCTTAGGTTTGGGCATGACTTTTACTGTGTGAAGTTTTTGAAATCTCAGTAGTAAGGGTCGAGGCTAAGGGTTACCACAAGAGCCTCATAGTCGTTATAGCATCTGTCCTTTTTTTTGTGTGTTTACACTTTTATTATAACACACTTTAGACAGATTGACACAACCTACAAAGCAAAGCAGAAACCGCCCCTAGTGCTTCCCTGCCAAAATTTTACAGGAGTGATGCAACTCTTGTCAGCCTGGCTTTTGAAGTATTTAACGTTCAGGTATTTCACCCTCTCCTTATGTTCATCGTAAGGGGTAAATGGTTCATCGCAGTGATAAACCACCCGAAGACGATTATGTTGGGGAGTAGAGGAGAAAGAATGATAAATACAAATAGGATCAAACTCTTCCATAGAACGGGCTACCATTTCTACTGCTTCTCGGAAGTTAAAATCCTGTTCGTCAAAATCTAGAGCAAAGAGGTGGGTACAACGGTAATAAACTTTTCCAGGGTAGTTACGGAGTCTCCAGTAATCTTCTTTTTCGGGTCGGTAGAAACTGGAAGAGAAGAAGGGAACACCCTGTTCCGAAACCATCTTGGTAAACTCTTGAGGGGTTAGGATAACAGGGTTACACCCGAAGGCTACTCTTCCAGCCAAAGGTCTGTATTCCTCCTGGCCTTTGGGTTTTCTGGTTAAATGGATGGAGGGGTCTAATTGAACAGTGATTTTCTTCATAGTGATTTAAACCTTTGTAACGTTTGTACCTTATTATAACACAACTTTAGATTATCGGCAATTATTGTGAGAAGAAACCCACCCTGAGAAAAAATCTCCATAAGCTCTTAAAGTGATCCGAGAGTTGTTATTGTGACTGCTTTTTGTCATGATTCCATCTCCATCTTGCAAAGTGATAAAAATAGGGAAGTCAAGTCGTGAGTCGCGGGAAACTGTAATCCCTGTGCGAGTTCGACAAATAGTGTCACGATACTGGATTCTTAATGGGTCCTCTTGTTCCGAAACCGTAGCATGAATATCTTCAACTAGGGGGAATCGGAGTTCGTTGGCTTGAGCAATGGAAGGGGGTGTACAAAGCGTAAGGACGGTTAATAATGTAGAGATAAGTTTCATTTTTACTTTCCTCCTTTTGGTAATAATAGAACTTCTGTAGCTGGTTTGGCTTTGTAACCATCGGGCGTTTTCTTCTTTACTCCGACTGTGTAGGTTATGGGGAATCTATGTATATGGAAGTCATCGGAGTAGCTATCAAACCATCCATCTCCTAAGTCTTGGTTGCAAACCATAGACTTTTTATCTTTGGCGAACTCTAAGAGGTCTTCCAGATCTTGATCACTAAATCCTGTACCGTATTTCATTCTTGTCCCTCTGTACGGAGGATCTAAGAAATAAAAGATGTCACCTTCTGGTAGATTTTCCTTCCAGTTCCCGTGGGTAATGGTTACATCTTGGAGGTTCTTATGCCACCACCTGACTACTTCTCTAGAAAAGACTTCCTTCTTCTGGTCTACTTTTCCACAAGAGGTTGCATACCTCCCATTTGTATTCTTTCTGAGTTCGTAGATACCGTTAAAGGAGGTTCTCATCAGGAAGTATAAGATAGCAGAACGTTGAGTTAAGTCCCACATTTTATAATCCCAGGCATTTTTGTTCCTCAGGTCGTAATAGTAACCCTTCCTCCCCTCTTTGTCCAGAGGCATATAGATTCTTTCTAAATCTTCCAGGATTTTAAGAAAACCTTCTACATCAAATTTAATGGTACGGTAAATATCCATGACTTCAAGATGAATATCATTTATATAAGCCTCTCTTATACCAAACTCTTTTTTCATGTGGATGAACATAGCTCCTCCCCCAAAGAAAGGTTCACAATAAGAGGTAACTTTTTTAAGGAAAGGTTGGTAATGCTTGATCCTTTTGGTCTTTCCACCTGCCCACATAAAAAGGGGTTTAGTCATAGATTTTTTCTCCAGTTTTTGATGTATGATTTCTAGTTATACCGATAATACTTGTCTCCTTTTTACAGTAAGGACAACATACTCGGGTTTTGAAGGGCGGGAGACCCTTTATTTACTTAGGAGTGTGATCCTAGATTTTTCCGTAACCTCCTCACTCTTTTTACTGCGCTTATGTAATAACAAATCCTTCAGCAGTTGCCATTTCTCTACTTTCCAGATCTTCGAAGGGTTCCTTCCAGTTCCCTGACAATCTGGTCATTAAGAGCCGTTTCTAGTTTCTGCCGGAACTCTTCCGGGCCATAAGTGGAGGTTAACCCTTGAGGAAAGTTTATTTTATAGGTCTTCCCTCCAAGCCTCTTTACACTGATGGAGTAGTTCTTAGCCCAAGACTCATAGAAAATAGTGATTTCTTTGTCAGGGTTTTTATATATAAAGATTTGTGTACCATTTTTAAGGTTCTTTACATCTTGGGCGTCAGAAAAAGCGGTCTGAAAATACATTACACCCAGTCCCAACCTAAGTTCAACTTTTCCGTGATATCTTGCAACCGTTGACGGTTTTTCATTGTCTCTTCTTTTGGCTTTCCAAGAACTGAAGCACCCAGTAAGAAGACGGCTTCTTTCTCTTCACCATTTAATCGTTTACTAAGTTCAAGGACATTGTCCCATTCTTCCAACAGTTGTTCGATTCCCATTTCCATTTTAGACTCTCCAGATGATCTCTAACTTTTTTCCAGGGTAAACTTGATAAAAGGTGGTGTGAATCTTGTATCCCGTGTCAGGGTCTAACTCTTCACAGAATAAAGCTCCCTCGTAATTTTCCCCAAGTTCCGAAATAAGGTCGTGAATCCAGGGGATTTGATACTCATGACAAGTAAGCTTTTCAAAACCAGCCTCAGGCCAGATGCCTAGAAAAACCCCCCCTTTATGGATGCCAGTGGTGAAAGTAGTAAATGCTGGAAGTACACCCTCAAACTTTTCCATAGTGTACTCACCTACACCTCCCATTTCTTCATACTTGGTTTGCATAGCTTTGTCAATATCTGATACATCTGAGGAACCATTGTAGAAAGTACCTAACCACATAGTTTTCTTTACCTCCTAAAAAATAAACTACCAACGACCTATAGGACACTCTTCGGTCGAAAATCGTGTTTTTAAATCCAAAAAACACCTACAGATCCCACACTGACGAGTTTTGCCTTGGAAGTGTTCACAAGATTCACACAATCTTATCCTTTCCTGTCTTACCTCTTCAGTAACGTGCTTACCTCCACTCTTAACAATGTTGGCCATTGACCTCATAAAATTTTGACCCGTCTTCTTTACTCCGAATGGACGAGTACAACATTCTTTATCTTCCAAGGTTTACCTCCTCCTGTCAATACTTGATAAAAAGATTTTCCTGTCCACACAACTAAGATAAAAGTTGTCGGTGAAGACTAAGTGACTTGACTAATGTTGTGCATTGCAATCTATCCTTTGCTTTATTATAGCACAGATGTAGATAACTTGACAACCCTAAATACATTTATTTTCAAAATAAATCATAAATCGCATTCTTCGCTCTGATTGGTTTTATACGCTTGATAGGCCACGGCGGCAACTTGCACTAATTCATTGAGAAAACCCTGCTGGTTCAAGTTTAAGGCATCGTGAGCAACCTTCCCCACCTCTTCAGTGAGTATAGTCACCCACGTATCAGGAGAGTGGAACTGGTATCCCCATTTTTCATTCTGTCTACCCACTTCTTGGGAAACCAGTTCCATAAACTGTTCAAGTTCAAACTCTTTGCTCAAAATACTGCCCCACTAACTTAATAATACCTGTTTCTAAATCACGGCCGATGTTCTTCCGGATGCGATGGTCGTCATCCACGAATAAAATCTCCTCCTCATAAATCTCCCCACCGTAAGAAGTGATGGTTCTTAGCTTTGTTCCACCTCTGTCACAGGTAAACTTTGAATGAGTTTTTTCCATAGTGGAGTAACCTCTGCTCCGATAAAGTTTACCCCCTTCAGGTGCAATTACCATTTCTCCTTCGGAAATAGTTTTAGAAGGGTTCCCCAAAGGATAAGAATGCCAAGTGATTTTATTCCCGAGAATAACCGGATGTCCTATGGCTTCTTGTAATGGCTTTATTTCTTTTAATCCTAAGAACTCACAGGTAAACTCATTTACAGAGTTTACTATGGTTTGCTTAGGGTAATAGATGTAGCGACGGTGTGAAATCCAACTACCCTCGCATTTTTTCATAAAGTGTAATATTTGTTCCATTTATTCCTTTGTGTTGTGTTGCGCCTGTGGCCTCTAAGTACCTTCATTAAACTTAGCCTCCAACCCCGAAACAACTATTTTAAGTTCTCCCTCTACATAGACAGTTACACTAGTAGTGTAAAACTCTTCATTCATCTTAAACACAGAAGAAGAAACTTCATAGTCACCCATTGTCGCCTCTATCATAAGTCGGTTTCCGTTAGCTATGTTATAGACTCCTCTAGCTAACCTCCATTCACTCTCTTCATAGCAAACTTCATAACCCAACTCGTAGTATTTACCACCCTTGAAAGCAGTAACCACGGAGGAACGGTCTTTATAAAGGCGGAAAAAGCAATCATCAAATGACTCTTCAAAGTGATAGTTAAGGAGCTTAAGACGAATACTGTTAGGGTCTGTGATATACTCCTGGAAAAAGGATGTATCTTTTCCAAAGATGTCACCTTCTACCGAAACGTTTAAGCACTCATCCCAAAAGCCTTCGGAACCTTTGAAAAATTTTAAAATCTTTTTATCCATTTTTTGCTTTTCTCTCCATCATTTTGATGTAGGCCATTGTTTCTTCCGTCTAGGTCTGGGGTGGAGGAAGAGTGGTTTCGTAACCTTCCTCCCCGTTTCATTATAACATAAAGGGCTGCCGAGTGACAACCCTCTTCTCAAAAAAAGTTACATAAGACCTAACTGGGAAAGAATCCCGTGTCCAGTCAATGCCTCTGTAACCACCCCTAATAAAAACGCAACCATCGCTACCCTTCCGTTTAACAACTCTGCATCATGGGTGAATCCTAAACCAAACTTATTCATAGTTAATCCTCTAACTTTTCTTTATTTTTAGTGTCAATACCTCTAGCTTTTGCCATATAGTTAATGGCCCAGGTGTAGAGATTTTACCTGTTATTGTACATCTCCATTTTTGCTTATTTACAAACTTTGGAGATTTTTGGGTGGTTTTACCTTCTCAGTTCTGGTTTCTTCGAGAACTTTCAAAGCTTTCCAATCTCTATCCCAAGAGACTCGTAGATTTGATAACTCTCCTTTATATAACTTTTTTGGTTCATAAGCTCCTTTCTTTTCTCTTGATTTTCATTTTGTAAGTATGAGGGAACACGCCGCCACGGCTGAACATCTCCACTGCTAGTTGATAGTCTCTGACATCGTTGACGACAACCATTGTGACGAACGTTCCCGAAGGTTCATCGTAAGTAGTGAAGACCTCAGCCGGAAGATGGTTACTCCTGGCTATAGCCTTCAACACCTGGACTCTATTGTGTGTTTCAGTTAGCTTGCTTGACACTGTTTATACCTCTTCGTAAGTTTAGAACCCAGGATCCCCACTAATAGCACCTTTGATTCCGTCCCCGATAAAACCAAGGCTTCCACCCTTAATAAAAAATCTCTACTCATAATCTATACCTTGTTTTTTCTTTTTGAGTTGGTCTAAAATAGTCTGGGTTTGCTCAGTGGTTTGAAAGTCTTCTTTACCGGTCAATGGTTCTCCCTTTCCTTTATTAAAGAGTCCGGAAAGACCTTCCTTGGAAGAAAGGGAAAAGAACACTAGGTAGGAAATAAGCGAAACCCCCACAAAAGGGAGTGAGTCAATCAACCCCCCCCAGGACTCTTTCCAAAATAAACCCTATTCCGATGGCTCCGGAAACGACGCTAATAGCTAGGGGAATTGTTGATACTTTATTGAAATCTTGCATAGTTCTTAGGTTGTGTTATTTTGTAAGTGTTGAATCTTGGCTCTTGAACGTAACGAGTGACTATCTTCAAGTTTTCTTTGAGTTCTATTTATTCAATCTCAAAGTTCGGTATCACCGTATCCCAAATAAACGGTTAAAAATGTCAGAGAGTGTCAAAACACATTCGAGTGTAGTAAAAACCACCGATTATAGAGGGTAGTTTAAAAAAGTCCAAAATATTAACTCCCTTACTAATGTTTGTCCTGGTTCTGCTTTCACGTAACTTTTCCACTCTCGGAAAGAGTGCTTACAAGAAGTAAAACCATAAATAAACTTGTCAATCAATCCCACATCCACTGAGCAAATTCTCCAAATAATCTAAACGCCCGTGCAACCTTCCAATCATTGCCATTTTTTCCTAAAGTCCAGGAATCGTTCATAAGGATTAGGAAACCTTCAATAATCTGGTCAACTATTTCCTCCCACTCCTCTCTCGTGATAAACGTCCCAGGTTTAGAATGTTCTTCAGGGGGTTCCCCAAAGAACCAATAATCATAGAAGGTCTTGGCATACAATAAACGAGGGACTAAAAAGTTAGCGGTTGCATAGTCTAAGCTCCAGACATCTTTATTCATTAGTTCTAACTTATCCACAGGTTTTAACTACCTCCTTGGCTTCAACGAAAAAAAAATTAAACAATGTTACCCCCTCTTACAAAAACCCAGACTTCAGCATCATTACGGGTTGGGAACTTGAGTGGAAACTCCTCTTGCAACACGGGACTATAGTAGGTTATAGGAACCCAGAAATACCAGAAGATTTTATGTTCTACGTGGTACTTACCTCTGCTTTCTATAACCACACGATAGTCATTCCACATTTTTCTTACACCTTTATTATAACACTTGTTAGTTAACCTGACCAAAAACCCGCTTCTCTTAAAAGTTTAAATGACTCCTCCCTTAGTTGTAAGGCTTTTTCTACCTTGTCCCTCATCTCCAGAGCCTCTTTAACATTATTATATAGAACCCACTCATTGCCGTGGATATCTACGGTGGCAATGTGTGTCTCAAAGAAATCGGGTAACGTGGCTTTATGTTCCAGGAGGGTTACTCTGTTCTTTCCCACCCTTTGAACCGTATAGAAGACGACACTCGGACCATATATTCCTCTATTTTTTACCACTCTGTAAAGGAACTGTCCTTCTACCACGTTTCGGAAATAAGTTAACCTCATGAGACAAAAACCTCCATAATGTACTTTTCAAAGGAACTATTAAGCACCATGCAGAGAATAAACTGCCAATCTTGACCCTCAACCTTCAACCAACGACCTAAGAGTCTTCTATCTAGAACTAACTGAGGCTGGAAGTTAGAGTTAGGGGTTAATCCGTCCTCCGCTTCTTTTTTGTTAAGGGTTATTCTGTCTAGGAAATCTAACATCTCCTCCTTTGTCACTTCCCCTCGGAAGGTGGTTTGCTGGTAGACTTCTTGAAGAGAGCTAAAATACGCCGTTGTTAAGGTTAGGCGGTCAAGAATAAGTCTTTCACAAATCTGGTCTAGTGTTAGAATCTCGGTAATACGGGCCATTATTTATCCTCCATACCGACGAGCATCTGTTTCAAGATGGAGCAGTAAAGTCGGTCTTGTAGTTCTTTGTTCATGACTTTATTATAACACAGGTTGGTTTAATTTGGAAACCCTTTGAGAAAAGTTTTCAGAGTGAAAAGTTTAGATGAGGTCTGCAAGTTGAACCAGTTTTGGAAGGTTTCCCCATGATATGAACTTATCATACAAAAAGAGCGGCATCAAGGCAGGAGTAGTCATATTTGAAAGCTCGGTTTGATTTGTATCCATCCCCACCTTTAACGTAGTTCATTATAGAGACGAGGTCTTTGGTCATTTGTACCACTTGACAACCTGCCGACCAGCGCCCTATTTTTCCAGAGTTCCGAGCAGAATGGCAGTTAATGCCGTAGTATCCAGTCATTGTCTGATCACCAGTTCGCATGAAGTCCTGATTACCATCACGAGTAACCATAATAGCTCCACCAGTTTGGACTAGAGCTTCTTCGCGACCTTTATGGGAACCGACTTGCCAGACATTACGTTGGAGAACGTCGATTTGAATGCGAGCTGCTCCTGCTGGATTGAGACGATTTCTTGTATAAAAAAGTCCTGGCTCGGTGGTGGCGGTGTATAGGTTAGCCGTAGAAACTTGGTCGAACTTATCCACCAAAAAAACACCGATAAGATCATTAAAATTATCACCTGTAGGGCTATCATTATTAGTAACAAAGGTTTTATTCCCTGTCCGTGTTGCACCTTCAAAACCCACTAGTAGAACCTCATAGCCACCGTGGGAAGGTTTTTTAATCCTCCAGCCTTTGTTACCGTAGTAGTCGACTACCTTTTGAGCGAGGGGATCAGCACCTCTAAGGCCGGTGGGTGCGACTACTATAGGCTTCTTCTCTTCTTCAGGAGATTTCCCTCGCCAGAGTTCGGTAAACTGTTCCAGAATCTCTGGGGGAATAGCTTTGTCCAGATACTCCAGAGCGAGGTCTTGATGATACTTACCCCCGTAGTATTTAGCGACGTTCTTAAAACTTAACTTTGTCATGTTACCTTTTCGATTATTACACTCCTATCTAGTTTGTTTTTAGTAACCTTGGTTCCATTGGTTTTGTGAAACTTCATTCCACCGTAGAGTATGATTTGAGTTTTAGTTACCCGTTAAAGGCTTCATCACCGAAGTGGACATAAACCCTAAAGATAATCCGTCCGTTTCTTTTAAATGTTTCGATCATAGTTTTAAATTGTCTAGCCAGTTTTCAGGCATTATGCGTCCGTACTTTGACAGATCTACATATTCTGCCAATTGTTGTTCAATAAGCTTGCGTCTGTCATTGTCGGATAAATACGACTTGGAAATTGAGTGTTTACCCATTTGTTTCTCCCTAGTTTTCTAATAGTAGAAGTTTCCAAAAAATCCTCATCAGTTATGACGTAAAGATTCCCCCTACCGTTAACGGGGCGAGGTTCTAGAATAACCTTTTCTTTCTGATAGGGTAGACTAAGAGTTGATGAAGCCATAGTACATTTACTAAACGACAGAAGCTCCCTGTCGGTAACGATCCGACGTCGGCTGTTTACGAGACAGTTGCTCTACCATTGAGCTAAGGGAGCATGAACTCCTTACACACAACTATTATAACCTTTATTTACCCTTTTGACAAGGCTCTATAGACAAATCTGTAGTTTTGAATATCTTTTTCCTGGACGAGACCTTTGGAAACACTATCTTTCCAGAGTGCAACCGAAGAAGGTTTTTTACAAGTTTCTACTTCTAGGGTGTTAACGGCTAAAAGCGTTTTCTGTTCAATCAAGGTAAGAAGATATTTCATTTTAACCATCCGCCAGATTTTTAAATAAAGTAAATAAGACACTTCTCCGCCGATTCTATAGAAATGTAGGCAACGTTATCGAAAGCATTACGGTTCCTAGCTACGAGAGGGTTGTCATCGTCATAAGTGTAGAGGTTAGGGAAGCAAATCTAAAGTGGAAATCATACTTGTTCTTCCTGTTCTTTATAGAACGCTATTGTTTCATCGATTATATCAAGGGCATCGGATTCCTCCCAGTTGTGGAGTTGAACGAGGTCGTAGGCCAACCTTATTCTATCCGTATAAGTACCGTTGATAAGTTTTTGGATTTCTTCTTTGGTGAGTAGTTCTTGTTCCATATTAGTCACAATATTCTTCTAAAATAGCTAGTAGTTCAGAGGGGTATCAAGTTCTTCTTTAACTTCTACGTTTACCTGCCCGTTATACCTAAAAAAAGACCCAGAATCTGGATCTCTAAATATCTGCCTGTTATTTGGTGAAGAGGGAAAGGAATACCCATATTTAAGCGACCTTTTCCTAAGAGGTTTTACCCAAAAAGAAGGATGGTTTGCAACCTTTCATCACTTAGATCTCCACTTTCTATCTTTCCCACCAGTTCAAGAATCTGGTCTTCCCCTAAACTTTTAATATATTTTAACATTTCAGGGTTATCTCTGGAAGAACTATTATGTTCAAATAGAATCCAATCTCTGTTTTCGGGTTCGAGAGGATAAGGGATTTCATGCCAACTGCGTTCACACATTTCCACTTTTTCTACCGTGATATCAAGCTCCTTGGCAACTTCCTCATTGGTCTTACCTTGTTGAATAAGCTCTCTTACCTTGATTCTCATCTTAGGTATCCAACGAGGCATTTTGACAACCCTACTCTTATCTCTGAGGGCGTGTCTGATGTAACCCTGAACCTTGTACCATGCGTAAGTCTCGAAAGAAGCACCAGCCTTATTATCCGGATCGTAATCTTGGGCAGCAGCACACAAAGCAAAGTTTCCTACAGATTCTAAGTCTTCACGGGTGTAGGAACCCGTCCAACCCCCTGTACTCCTGATAGCCTTGAATGCCAAGATTTTCGGGAGATGGAGATTAGCTACTACCATTTTTCTTTCATTGGAAGTTAAGGGTCTTCTCTTCTTAATACTTGTACACTTTTTCACTTGCCACCCCTTCTTCTTATCCTTCACAACTGACACAATCTGCCTCCGTTTCCTCTGTTTCTAAGTTTACAACGTTGCCTAATCCTTTATGCTGAACCTCTAATAGTTCTTGATACCCTCCGATGAACTTCCCATCAATAAATATCTTAGGGTATGTATTCCAGAAAACATCCTTCAAGAGTTCCTTAGCCGGGTACTCATCTCTGTCCATTACAGTTACATAATAGTTCCTCTCCCGTGCCAACAACTTAGCCTTTTCACAGAACGGGCAACCCTCCTTAGTAATGATAGTTAAAGGAGTTTTCTCATTCTGGGGTGATTTAGCTTTCAAATAATAAAGGGACTTCATTTTCTTCTTCCAAGCCAACAAGTGATAATACATTAACTCTTCTTCAGTGACGTTGGAGTTAACGAATAAGTTAACCGATTGAGCTTGGCAGATGTAGGGTTGACGTTCAGCAGCTTGTCGGATAATTTCTGTCTGGTCTATCTCTCTAGCAGTTAAGAAGACTTGTTTCACTTCCCAAGGAAGGAAACTCAAATGTAAAACACTACCATCATTATCATTGATGGAACTCCACACTTCTTCCGTGTTCTTCCCGTACTCTTCCAGGATGCCCTCCAGAACAGGGTTCTTACGGACAAATACACCTTGCATCTGTTTAACGACAAAGTAGTTTCTATCTACGGGTTCAATACCCTGACTAAATGCCCCACAGATAACAGAGTTAGTCCTGGTGGGTGCTATGGCTGTACGATGAGTATGTCGGAAACCAGACCCCTCACACCACTCAGGTTCGCCGTATAGGGTGGCTAACTCTCTACTTGCTATGTCACATTCATTTCGGATGAAGGAGTGGATAAGAATGTTCTCTCTACGAGCCTCATCACTTTTAAAAGGGATACCCTTCTTCTGAAGATAGAGGTGGTAACCCATGACACCTACTGCAATCGCACGGGACTTCTCAGCAAACCGTCTTGCACGACCCATTCCAGGTTGATTTTTTGTTCTTTGAATAAAGTTTGTCAAGACACCTTCTAATAAATAGGTGCAAACTTGAGGGACTGATCTACCGGATTTAAACCTTAAATCTTTCCACTCTCCAAACCGTGCGAGGTTAAGAGAACTTAGACAACAGACAAAGGTGTGGTTCTCATCAGTATGGAGGACAATTTCAGTACAAATATTACTCGTACTAACCTTCAAACCTCTTTCTTTGTAACACTCAGGGTTCTGATTGTTTACGTTATCTATGTAGATAAGATAGGGGGAACCTGAAGCCATACGGGTTTCAATGATTTCTGTCATCAACTCAAACTTCTCAGGGTCACCTGCCATAAGTTCTTCCATCCACTTATCTGGGACAGTCAAAGCTATATTAGAATCGATGAATGTTCGAGGGTCACCCTGGTCGTGACGTTTACTCCTCAATAGTTCGGGTAAATCAGGGTGGTCAATAGGTAAGAAGAAAGAGAAAGCTCCCCTGCGAACTCCTCCTTGTGAGACCACCCTAGAAGTAGTATCAAACACTTGAGCAAAACTAACACTCCCATTGGACTTACCTCCCCCCATAATAGGGGCTCCAGCAGGTCTCAGGTTTCCTAAATAAATCCCCACTCCCCCGCCATTTTTGGAAAGTAAGGAAACTTCTTTTAAATGAGAGAAAATGCTTTGAACAGAATCTCCTACATCCACACTGTAACAGGAAATGGGCATTCCTCTAGAAGCACCATAATTTGAGAAAACGGGTGAAGCTAAACCTACGAAGCCATTCCAAAGACAATGGAAAATCTCCTCTTCTATTTCTGGAATGCCTAAATCCTTGGATGCCTGTTTGCTAACCCTTTCAAAAGCCCCTCTTACTGTTTCCCCCGGTAATAAGTAACCTTGATTTACCGTCTCAACCGCCTCGGGTGTGAACCAATCTGGTCTTGTCTTCATAAAATCCTCTTTCTATTCTTTTTGTCTATCCCTTATTTATTCTGATATTTGGAAAGTTCTCCGGACTCCTTCCTTTTCTTTAAAGTCGTCTGTTCCTCTAGGGTGTTTTGGCAATAGGTGGTGTTTATGGTAAATCATAAAAAAGTCAAAATCAGGAGGGTTCCCCCTCCCGTTGTTATTGTTTATTAAATATGAGCCAGCGAGCGCATTAACATCTCTTTATGGGTGTTTTTGTGATCTTCCCATTGTTAAATCTAGAATCAAAACTGGCAGGTGGTTCATCTTAGAACCATTTAGAAGGCAACTTTGTCAGATCTTTTATGAAACACTTAAAATCAACAAGGATAGTAAATACAGGACTCCGACTCATTTTAGTTTCCTCCAAATAATACGTTTAGAACTACTGAGATATCTACGCAAGAGAACAAGGTTAACATGGCTGCTATATCCCATCGCTTTTCTTTTATAAAGCAGTAAATAAGGATACTTCCACCTATAACCTTACCTCCGGCATAGATAGGGTTAACCTTTAACATTAACCAGTAAGAAATAAGGACAATACCGTTTCCTAAGTAGGTTAGTTTCCTTGTGTTCATTTATATTATAACCTTTCCGTAGGATTTTGACAATAGAAAGCACACCCAAATAAAAGTTTTACTTGACTGCAAGCAAACTCAAGAAAGGTAATATTTCGAAAGGTAACTTCCATACTATTTTCCCCATCTTGGTAATAGGTGACTTCTAGACCCTCGGTGAAATAAGCCGTGGTTTCCTCTTTGATTACCTTTAGTCTCTCTATAATACCTATCTTGGAAGAATGATTATAGATGATATAAGTTCCGTCACTTAATGGAATCTTAAATCCATTTGAAGAGTCGATGATTTTTTGCTTAAACTCTTCTATGTCCATTACCTATACTCCAATGATATTTTTCCGATATTGACTAGTTCCCAGTTGTAGGTCGGTTTCGCTACGTAAGAGCTACCTTCTTTTGTTAATGCAAAGAAGTCATGAGAAATAGAACCCGTAGATAAGGGGTCAAACCATTCGCTCACCTTGAAAGCTAATGCCGGCTCGTATTCATAGAAGAAGTCCTTCTCATCGTAGATACCTAATGCTCTCAATCGGTTGTTAGCTCGGGATCTCATGTAGTGTTCCATAATTTCTATATTCAACCCATTGATGGTTTTATCCCTCCCCTGGAAGGCATTCTGAAGGAAGTGTAACTCATTATCTAATACAGCGTTGAAACCATTAAAGATTTCTACTTTCTCTTCAAAGGTTATTCCTTCTTCTCTAACAAGTTGTCGGAAGAGGGAGCAACCTGAATCACTATGAGTCTGTTCATCTATCTGACTCCAGGAGATAATCTGTGCCAACCCTTTAAACCTTCCACTAAGACTGAAGCTTAGTAAGATGGCAAAGGAACTAAATAGACTAACACCTTCTCCAGCGCCGGAGAAGACCCCGAGGGTAACTTTACCACTATTGCAATAGTTGTAAAACTGTTTGAGTTTTTTCTGGGCCACGGGGTCACCAAGGAAAGCCTGGAACTCGTTTATGCCAAGGGTATCTGAAAGATGATTATAAGCTTCCTGATGGATACATTCCTGTAAAGAATAAGCTCTAACCATAGACAAGATTTCGGGCTTAGGAAACATCTGTGCCACGTCATCTGACCAGTAGTCTCCTACAATACATTCAAACTGAGTAAAACCTTTTAGAAGTCCTCCTATTAAGGTTTTCTCTTCTGGGGTGGCGTTCCCCCAGTCTCTCACATCACTGGACATGGAAACTTCTTGAGGTCTCCAAAGGGTAGCCACAGCGTTTTGATACTTCTCAAAATATTCTGGGAACTCAAACCCTTCGTCCGTTTTATACGCTTCCCTCTTTTCTTTTATACTCGTCAATTTGATAACTCCATTATTATACTTCCATTTATTTTGCTTAAACTGCACTCGCTTGTATTGTTTGTTTTTCGGGGTGATGTCACGTCAATCAAACCTACTAATGAGACTACTAAAATCATACATTGTTCATAATAAACCTCTTCTACTGCGAATCAGACGGACTTGGACAGGAATACGGTTCCGGATGCAAAACCTTACTACATCTTCTTCTCTTGGAAGACGGTTATTGTTTTGCAGGAACTCCATACAGAACTCCCAAGTACGGGGATCTACTTCCTCTGGACAAGGGAGGGTTCTTGCAACCCTTTCCGAGGGAGAAGAGTTGTTAACCCTCCAGTAGTCAGCCCTAGCTCTTCTCATCTCTTCTGCAATATTAGGAGGAGTGAAAAGGTCATAAATGTTCATAGTTTTAACCCTTGTTGTTTACTGCGACCTTATTAAAAAGGCATATCTAACCAATCATCTAAGACATCTTTGTGGAAAGCTAAAGCTTGCTCCCCATTGCTATTGGTGACTTCTATGAAGTCATAACCCAACTCGTCACTCTCACATATAAGGTAAACCAAACAGTTAATCATTTCTTGCTCATCTCGGAGAGGTTCTAAGCCACGTTCTAAAAGGTAGTACTGGATAGGATAATAACCTTCTAACAGGGTTTCCAGCAAATGGATTTTCTCTTTGGCTTTATCCGTAGTAGTGACAGCTACTTCCAATAAGAGTCTTTGGATCTCTTTTGTTTGTTCTATTAACTCTGAGATATTAGCCTTTGCAATGATTTGATCTACGATAGCTTGTTTGTGTAAGTCCATATTATTGATTCCTAGTGATTTGTGTAATGTACTCCCCGTACTTCATCCAATAGCTGAAAGCTTGTTGAACTTTGAAAGTTCGTAAGGGGTCTTCTTTTTTAAGGTTTAGGTCGGAGTAGAGGTAGAGGTAGTAACCATCAATCATGTCGTCTAGGATTTCCATCCAATCTTCGTAGGAGGCAAAGGGGACACAAAGTCCCTCTTCTCTGACCTTTTGGATCATCTCTCTTCTTCTAGAGATGAGACTGTTTATGGTTTTCATAGTAGTTTAAAATCTCCCGTCAAAATAAGGTTTGGTTTTGATGTATGCTCGGTATGCTTCCACTGTGGTTATTTTGGAATCAGTTTTGATATCCTCAATCATTGCTCTTACGAAATGTTCGTCAGAAAGAACTTGGTAATGAAGAAGCTTGTAGCGAGTGTGTCGCTCAAATAACTCTTTAGCTTTTTGAAGAGTGCGGTAAGTAGCAGGCAGCTTGCCATAGCGGTCACGATGTTCCAGAGCGAGAGCCATAGAGTGAACTATTGTCCAGGCAATGTTACTATGGCTTTCGGTGATCCACTTAACGCAGGGGTGGTTCTTATGGGTGGGTTTGTAAGGCGTTCCATCTTTTTTAGGTAATGTTCCCCAATCTAAATAATGTTCAGAGAAAACGGTCGCTAACATTTGACAACCTTCCAAAGCCATTTTGTTAAGAACTTTAGAGGGGTGCAGTTTAGCAGACTCGACGGGATTAGTTGATAAGACGAAGATGTTCATGTTGTTTACCTGCAAGATTTTGTATAAGGTATCCGAGGGTCACTAAGAAAGATTGCTAAACCGCGAAGTATGGTGACAGCCATTGAAAAGAGAAAAAGTGTTTTCATTTGTCTGTACCTTCATTATAACACATTTTTTCAGTTTGTGCCAAACTTTTTCACCGATGAAGAACTCTAGTTTTACGCCTACCATTGTTACCTCCTGATTTCTACCTTAAACCCTAAGAACTGAAACTTCCAAGTTTTACTAGGTTCCCTCTGATCAATAAGAGCTTTGATGGTTAGTTCCATGATCATGTTGCCAGCACGTCTAACCATATAGTTTTTTTCTTTTTCATCATCCGTCCGGGTACTATCTAGGATATACTCATAGCTGGTATGCTTATGGCGGAAGTCAGCCCACACCCTTCTAATATCACCGTTGTACCTTGAGTCAGACATCATACTCTCCAGATTGTATCTGACATCTTCTGGATTATAGATTCTGGCTTTACGTCTAACGGAGCGTCCTATCCTTTTAGCGGCTTGGGGGGGTAGCCGGAAACTTTTTTCTTTCATGGTTCCTCTTGTTTACTACACTACCATTATAACACAGATAGGATTAACTTGCAAGTAGACTTTGAATATACATTTCTTCCATGTAGTTGACCCCCACCGGGACAACGTCGTCTATCTCTCTATCAGAATCATCTAAGATCAGTTTTAGGAAGTAAGACAACCCTTCAAACTTGTTAACATCTACTAGGGGGTAAAGTCCCTCGATTTCCTTCATGGTTAAAAAGATTGTCTTTCTCATTTATGCCTCCGGAAGAAGATTAATGTTGAATAGTCCTATAAGTTCAAAGTAAGCATATACTTATGTCTTACCCATTCGTTCCTTTACTTCGGGGTTAACACTACCAGTAAGGTAGTCCCGGTTTAATCCTTAAACAGATGTAAGATTCGTGGACAAAAGGACTACCGAAGAGAACTTTCTGCCCAGACTGTTTGTTAGACCTTGGAAGAGGTCAGTTCTTGGATTTCTTTTTCAAGGGACATAACCGAAGTGATAAAGTGGTTCTTTAATTCAAAGTTGTGACGAAGAGAACTTTCTAACAGTTCTAAGATTTGTTCTTTGTTACCCGTCCGAGCGGCGTCCATCATTCTTCTTAGCTCGAACTCCTGTGTTAGAGACAGACTTAACTTTTTGCTCATAATTCCTATCCGTTACTAAGATGGTTTTCTCGTTACCGCGTTCGATGTGAGTGGTGTTAGACATCTTCTTTAAGCTCTATAACTAAATGACGAAATACTTGTTCGTTGATTTTTTGCTTGATAACCTCGGAGTCCTCTTGAATGTCAATATCGACTTGGACTTCAAAGAGAGTTTTAGGACTTAAAGCGGAGCGTACCCTGAATGTCTTGATCATTGGTTCCTTCTATATAATATTGATAAAGTATGGAGTAAAGTTCGTTATAGAACCCTCCCCATTTGTTGACCACCCAACCGGAGTCGGTTGCGAGTTGAGAGATGTTCAAGAGAGCATTTTCCATGTTCCTGGCACCTTTGATGAGGAAAAGGTTTACTATGTTCTCTCCACATACAAGTTGGATCACTGGGAGCAACCCTCCCTCAATCATTTCCACCATCACCTTGTTATCGTAATGGTAATCCAGTAGAGATTGTAGTTGGAGGGCAAGTTCTTGTTCGTTCATAGATTTCTCTTTCTTCTTTTTCTAGAGCTATTAACAACAGAGTATTACCAAGTTCCTTGGCTTTCTTCTTGCGATGAGCTAAACCTTAGAGGACTGTCTTATTCGTTGTCTCCTAAAGTGTCTTGTCGTAAGAAGTTTTTTGTCCGTAGCCAAGCATCGTAGAGTTCGATAAACTTGTCTTCTAGTTCTGCCCGAGTTAGCTTCTTTAAGCCTAATCGTATCTTAACGAGTAGGAACTCTTGTTCCTGTGTTAGCTTTATGTTCATTTTAACCTTCGAAAAAATACATCATCATTATACAGAACACGAAAATAGACTAAGCAGTAGTAGATAGTGACCTCCGTTAAGTAGAGTCAATAAAGGTAAATTTTGTTAAACCTTTTAGTTGGAAGTTTACTTTACCATCTTTGATCTCGTTTAACGTTGTGAAATGTGCTTAAACTCCTGTAGAACCGAACCCACCTTCTCCTCTTGAACTCTCAACGACTCCGTGGTCTTCAATAACTGTGAACCTTTCAACGGCTTGCACTACTAATTGAGCAATCTTTTGACCCTTCTTACCAACGTACAATATGTCGCTATGGTTGATAAGGATTACTTTGATTTCACCTCTGTATCCAGAGTCAATCGTGCCAGGACTATTGAGGACAGTAACACCATACTTGAGAGCTATTCCGCTTTTACTCCGGACTTGGATTTCATATCCTACAGGAAGATAGGTGAGTTGCAATCCTGTTGAGATAATCTTCCGTTCCCCTGGTCTAAGGGTGAACTCCTTTACAGAATAGATATCCATTCCTGAGTCGCCAGGGTGGGCGTATTCAGGTAGCTTGGCCATAGCGGTTAACTTCTTGACGGATACTTGAGATTGTTGTGGCATATTTTTTTAGTTGTGCTTGATTTTCCGGTGTGAATGAAAAGAACTCTCCATCTAAAATTTCAAAGATGTATAAAGGAAGGTGAACCATTTGTTCTGAGAACTTGATTTCCATGTGTTCATAGAAAGGGTCATTCTCACTGATTTGGTCAAAGGGGACTTCAATCAAGTTGAAGAAAAGAGAACTATCAATCTTTTTAAAGCTATGGCAAATGGGACAGTTCTCATCAATAATCTTAATGTCTATCATTAGTAAAGTCTAGCGAGTTCAGGGTGTTCGTCACGGACTTTTTTCCGGAACTTGGTAAGGTTATTAACAACAGTGGTTCGAGAGCAACCCATGAGTTCAGCAATCTCTCCCTGTTTCATAACTTTTTGGTTGTTCAGACCATAGGTTAACTCTACAATCTTACGGGGGCGTTCACCCATTCCATTCAAAACACTATAAAGGTCTGAGTAGTCCGTTTTTTGTTCACTAAGTGAAACCAAATGGTGATCCTCAAGACCTATAGGGTAAGCAGGATAACGAGCTTCTAAACGAGCTTTATAACGGATCTCACCTTGGATTTTTATGCAGGCATAAGTCCCGAATTGAGCTTTCTTCTCGTTGTCTGGGTCGAAGTCCCTAACGGCTTTCATTAAACCGAGAACACCGATGTTGTAGATGTCTTCTAAGGAAGTAGAAGGAAGATAAAGGTACTGGTATTTGTTGGCAAACTTCCAAATCATTTTGGAATACTGGTTTAGTGCGTTTTGCTTACTAATCATTTGTGTACCTCAAAACTGTTGAACTGTTATTTTTTTATTATAACACGGATTTATTGAAATGACAACCCGTCCATGTTATTTCTTTCAAAACCCTTAGCAAACTCTCCACGTTTTTCCCAGGTGTCGCCCTCAGGAAGTTGATCGAACTTGCTACCCATGAGAGGATTAATACAAGTTCGGCCATTGCAGTACGGTTTACAGACTAAGGACTTTACATCCACCCAATTCGCATTAAGTTTCCCTCCTGTGCATTCTTCAGGTTTACGATGTTCTCCACATGGAGTTGACCATACGGGTTGTTCTGAGCCATCCTCAAGAGGGATAACTACTAATCCGCACGTGGGACATTTCTTCGGGGTTTTCATAATCTACTCCGGCTTCTGTTAACAAATCTTTGGAAAGCTGAAAACTTTCTTTCCAGTTTCCGTTATACTCCTCAAAACTTGGACACACTACTCGACGGATGCCAGCTTGAATAATAGATGCTCCACAATTAGAACAGGGGGGAATATTAACGTAGATAGTGCATCCTCTGGTAGAAGCTCCGTTCTTAGCGGCGTTGAGGATAGCATTGACCTCAGCATGAATAACAACTTTGAGCTTCCATTCTCTATCAAATAATCGTTCATTGTCTTCTATCCCGTGAGGTAGTCCATTGTAGCCAGTTGCAATGATTCTTCTTCCATCAACTATCACGGCTCCGACTTTCTTTGAAGGGTCTTTCGACCACTCCGATACATTCTTGGCAAGGTTGTAAAACCTTTGATCCCATTTATCCATAAGTTTCATTTGAGGGGTTAACCCTCTTAGTTTAATGACGAGGGAGACGTAAGGTGTAGAGGTATTGACGGGAGTTTAAGATTCTCCGAACACCTACCACAAACTTCCCTAAGAAATACTTCCCTGGCTCTGGAACCACCTGTCCGTATTTAACAATCTGCCAGACAGGAACGAGCATGAAGGAATGTTCTAGATCCTCCGTCCCCTTAATGTAAAGTTTGGCTAATAGTTTGTCAGTGAACTCCTCACAGTAAACTTCTACTTCGATAATCTCACCAACGTTAGGGCCTAAGTTGCCAGGGTCTTCAGCGAGAGTTAAACCTTCTTGAATGACTTGATTGTATAAGTCCCTTTGTAAAGTGGACTCAATTTGCATAGCCTTCATTTCGTTATTTTCCTTTGGTAAATTTAGATTCAAAGTAGTTTTACCCTGTGCAGGAACACCTATACGAGTGAATAGTGTAGTCATTTGTTTCTCCTTTGTTTTTACTACGTAAACCCTTCAGTGGTTTACTTTGCTTACATTTTTATTATAACAAACCCTTTAGAGGATGACAAGATTTTAGCAAGACTTTTGATACCTGAGAGTTTGAAGGGCCTATAGTTGTAGTTGTTCTCCTACTATAACACATAAACATTATAACTTGTCAGACCACCCTCCACAAGATAGTGAAGGGTTGGGCTAGCAATCTTAAAACGAAGGAATGTTATCTTCTTGAGACATCATCTTATCTCGTGCAACCTCTCTAAACTTTTCTGCGAGTTCAGGAGTGTAGTCCCTTTCGAAGATCCAACCATCCTTTGGTTCCTTTAAGGAGTCATCTTCTGGATGAGTTAACCTATGGATGTCCCAACTAGACACCCCTTCGTCTGATAAGAGTAGTTGAGCGTTCTCTTTAGCTTCTTCAAAGGTAATCTTAGCAGTGTTCCAATCCTCTGTTAAATAGGACTGCCCTCCACCTATACGGAACCCGTCCCTCATGGTAATCTTGTCGAAGACCATTTTCATTTTTATAGACCAGGAGAGTTCCCCGTTGTTAATGGCGTTTCTACATGCTTGTATTCCATCCTTAAGAGTTTCCCACCGGATTTCACGGAAACCTTGATAATAGTGACTAGCTGTCCTACCCTCGTCTTCCCACTGCTTCTTCATTGCTTCCATCACCTTATAACCAGAGGGATCAACACCCACAAAATAAAGGTCTTGTAGATGCTCAAAAAGAACCTCTACGGTTAGTTCCTTCATGTAATAGTCCTCACCTCTACGGATAGCGGAAGCTTGCTTCATGGCGTTTATCAGTGCAAGACTAACATCATTCTTAAATCGGATACGACAACGGGTAGTCCACTTCCTTACTTCTTCTTCCAGTGCATTCTTAGAAGGGTCGCTCTTGTCATTGATTACTTCCCAGAAGCGGTTGGTAGCTAACCGTAAAGCCCAGAGATAAAGTGAGTCCACAGAAACGCCAAGTTCCTTAGATAACCAAGAGAGATGAGCGTGAGGACGAAGATCAGGACTATTCGCACTGACACCACCAATAGTGGACTTGAGGTTTTCAACTTCATATTTACGATAAGTGGATAAGATTTTGATACGATCAACGATCCCAGGGTCTAAATCGTAGGCGAAATTTGCATCCCAATCGTTAGAGTTGATGATAATCATGCAACGAGGTTTAATCTCCCGTTTACGTTCAAACTTCTCCTCAACCTGAAACCACCCATTAGTAACCAAGGTCTTAGTATCCTCAGAAGCAAGGAAACTTTTAAGTTGCTTCATTGCACTGTCATCTTTATAAGCAAGGTCAGCCATTGCTGCGTCTTCTACCCCAAACTTATCAGAGAGGTTTTTAAACGTATGGAAAGTGAAACCACATTTCTCAATAGCTTTCACCACACCGTTGAAAAGGGTGCTCTTACCAAGCCCTGCGTCCTTACCTACAATCACACCCGCCATCCTAGCAGTATGGGATATAGGCTCTTTAAAGTTGGGAGGGAGATGATCTGTACGTCCTACCCCAATCCTTCCAAGGATTAACATCAGTAGTTCCCGTTCTGCTTTAGGGAAGATAGTAAAGATGTCCTTGAACCTCACCTTACGGATAGCAGGGTCAAACCATTCAGTGGCAGGAACCCAGATCTTAGGAAAATAAACTTTCCCGTGTTTCTCCATTGTCCCGTCAGGGTCAAAGGTCTGCTTATAATCTAAGACTTCCTCTCCTTCAAACTTCACCTTGTTCCGTTGTAAGTCCAGGATGCGTTTGCAATAAGCATCAAAGGGGGTTTCTTTGCTGGTAGGGTTAATAAAAGGTTCCCAAAACTTTAGGACTTCTGGGCCACACTCTGCAAAAACCATGTCAATGTCTTTCAGAGTGTCTAATTCTCTGATGGGTTGCAAAGGTTTGAAATAGTGGGGGTAAGAGATACCTTTTATTTCCTGAGGGAACTGAGGTTTGAGGATCTGATGGAAACAGATAGACTTTTTATCTACCAGAGTTACCTCATAACCCTTAGACTCTAACTTTCGGATACCTTGTTCGTAGAGTTGGGTAGGTGACTTTACATCGGGGTTGCCACTCTTCTCTTGCTTCTGGAACCTTCTTTCTTTAACAATCCTTTTGGCTTGGTTGTCTTCAAATGGTCTTACATTTGAGGGATCAGTCATTTATATCCTCCATAAGAAAAGGTAGGGGGTGTTACCCTACATTATTATAACTTCAGTGTGGTTTTTTGACTTACTCCCCTATTTTTTTTTTAGGAGAGTTTCTAGTCTCTTTTTCCTAATTTACTCAGACTGAAGAGGGTAGTCAGCCCTCCCTCACTTCTCTATTAGTTTCTTTAGTCCTCTCCTGACTATCTTTGTTTTTCATTGGGTGGTTGTTACTAACCATAAGGACCACAGGTATCCGGTTTGAACTTCCTTGGTTTGTTGATCCTACATGCTCCTCTACCAAGGGGTAAAGGATTGGGGGTGATAAAACTTTAATCAATACGTAAATATGTTGTTGTTCATTAAAGGGAATGGGGGTTTCCCCCCACATAACAGTTCAAAAGTTTTTTGACTCTCTAGCTTTAGAAGTCTAGAGCAAGGGTGTTTTCATCTTGTTCAAAGGCATTTGCCTGAAGACTTCCTTTACTCGCATTCTTTCCATCCTTGGTGAGGTAAGTATCAGTGATAGTAAGAGTTGCAGGTGCCTTAGGTTCAATGATAGGGTGAGCGGCTAAAACCTTGGAAGCCCATGAGTTAGCTTGCACAATAGCAAACTCCTCACATACAACCTCTTTATCTAACCACTCTTCATTTTCTTTGACCCGTGCCATAGCTGAGAAAGGTTCGTTAACCTTAACGGTCATGTAGTATTTAGTACCATACTTAGAATCTTTATCCCAGTAGGAATATACTTCGTAGGAATCAACGGGCAGTTGAGCTTGCTTGATTAGATGACCCTCTGCACGGAATATTTGATCCTTGTTACCGTCACCCGAAGGTGGAGCAGAAACTTCAGCGATGATTTTATCAATATCACCTTCTTCGACTAAGACTTCTAAGAGATCAGAGGTTGGGGCGTTATTTAAGTCCTTAACCCGAACCATAATGGGCATTGAGATGAGGGAGTCTTTACTTCTCACCGCAACCGTTAAGCAAAGGTTATCATACTTTCCGATTTTTTCTTCTTTAAAAGAAAACTTAACGTTCTTGGTAGATTTAGCAGTCTTGATAGTGCCTTCTTCAATGGTGATAGGGATTTGAACCTCACCCCATTTGATGAACAGACCTGACTCCTCATTGGCATAAAGACAAGGAGATAAAACCCGTTTAAAGAACCCGTTGAAGTCGGAAACAATAATGAAGGTGTAATCGAGTTCAGGAAGATCGTTGCCTGTTAACCCTTTATAAACTTGGCTAATGTCTGCTCTTAAGACTGAGGGGAGAGCAGTGTTTTTCATAGGGTAGAAACGCTTGTCATAAGTTCTAGAGGACAACATAGCGCGGTTTCTTTCATCTAAAGCAACATTGATTTTGGCGGTACGCATTCGGTATTTCTCCTATTTAGTGGAACACAGAAATCCAAAGGCTTTTCTTTGGAGTGTTCATTTATATTATAACAACTTGGTAGTGGTTTGACCATGTTTTCAGAGGGAAATTAAGATTTGTTTATAAAGGAATAGATTTTAAGATGGAAGTCACCATAAACTTTTTTGGCATCCTCCTGACTCATATTCATTGCTCTATTTTCTACTTTCCCGTCAATAAGGGTATCAACACGGAAACCCTTACCAAACTCGTTACACATCATCACCCCATAGCCAGGAGCGAAAGTATCTTCACAAACAGCTACTATTCCTTGCATTATTCCTCCAGTTCGTAGTTGTATAGGACTAACTCGTGACGTTTCTTTTGATTTTCTCGGTACTTCTTACCAGACTGCATAGAATACTGATGCTTAAACCTGCCTTGATGCCAACCCGAAAATCTCTCTGTGACTTTTTGAGTATCATTGTAAGAGATTAGTTGAGGACAAGTGAATAGGTTGCAGTTCTCAGCAAAGTTAACGTGGTCGAAAACCTTATGGACACTTCCTTGTTTCCCGTAAAGACTAGAGTTTATTTCATAGGGAGGGTCGTGATAAATAAAGGTCTTTTGACTATTAGTTAGCAAGTCCTCATAGGATAGATTGGTAATAGACCAATCTCGGATAAGGTGTTTTACTAACCAGAGCTTTTCTATTCCTCTGAGAGTAAACGTTTTATCGGATGAACTCTTAGAAAAACCTGTAATCATACCACTGAATCCACACTTGTTAACGATGTAGAAACTGATGGCACTGACTATAGGATCTTCTGAATCCAGTTCTTCCTTGGCTTGCAGGAACCTCTCTTTACACTTCCTGTGTCGGAGGTCATCCTCTAGATTGACAGTTTCTACTCTTATCTTTTCCAACTCGGGGATAAGCTCCATAGGCTCTTGCTGCAAAGTAATCCAGAAGTTGTATAAAGGGGTGTAGATGTCATTGATCCAGATTTTTAGTTCTGGGTAAAGTTGAGAAATATAGATGGAGACCGAAGCCCCACCTGCAAAGGGTTCACAGAACTCTTCAAACTCCTCATTCCCAAGATAAGGGAGAAAGCCTTTCAGATGTTTGATTGCTCGGGATTTACCCCCAGGGTATCGTAAAGGTGTTTTAACCATGTCTTCTTTTTAGTTCTGCATCAATTTCGTTTAAGGGTTGCTTCAGTTTCTTAAAAACATTTCTCTTATCAAGCAACTGGTCACTAGTCAAACCAGCAAGAGGGTTTACTTCAACGGGTTCAGGCTTCTTTATTCTCCCGTCGGGTCTTCTATCAGGGGGTTCTAAAGTTGGCATTACTTACTCCTTACTCCTTACTTTTTCATTATAACATTTTTGTCGAACTCAGACAAGGGTTTGATAGGATATTTTTTAACCAGATTGTTAATCCGAGTCTTCATACCTTTACGCCACTTGTCATTCTGGTTGCTCCGATTACGATTACGTTCTTCTAGAACTTCCTCTGGAGCTTCCACTAGATAGAGTTCAGTATCTACAGTTTTTAACAGATGTTGGATAGTAGGGTTGTTAGAGAATCTCTCTCCTTCCCACAATATGGTAACGGTGTCTTGTTCGTGGAATGCAGAAATCCATTCTCGGAACTTTGGCCCCACGTTCTTAGCTAGACGGTCAGTTCCACTAAAAACTTTATCATCATATATCCCCATCACCATAACGTTCTTCTGAGCATTGAAATGAAACCGGATCATTCCCTCCTGAACTAACTCCCATTCATCTCCTATCTCAGACATTAACCGTCTCATTAGAGTTGACTTTCCGGACGCTGGACACCCTATGAATCCGATCACTTTTATAATGGAACCTCCCTTCTTCTACAAATAACTTCATTTTGCTTTTGTCAACCCGCCCATAAAGAGGAGCTAAAGGTTCACCGATAACTTCTTCTCTGCCATCCCAGAGGACTTCCCAATCCACTCCGAACCAACCATCCTTTTCCACCCTCATGATTTCTTCGGATTGCCGATCAAGGTAATAACCCATGTAACGGCCCCTGGACTCCCTGAAGAGCTTCTTGAATGAACAAAGGGATGTTTCCATGGCGAACCTATCCATCTGCCCCTTAAGTTCAGGAAAACGCCTGTGACACTCCTCAAGGATTTCAGAAGCCTCCCCCTCTAAGAACTGGTACTGATCAATGGTTAGCTTTTTATTCAACCATCCAGAGCCCTCCAACCCTAAAGCGTAGATTAAACCATTCCGATGACTTTTACTCCCTGAGTAGTCATTTAGCATCAGGGTGGCAGGTTCCATAGAGATACTCACCGTGTGCTTCAAAGTTTGCAGATAAAACCAAGCGGTATATCTACCGAACTTAAACCATTTCTTCTTGACTTCTTTCCAAAGGTTGTCAAAGGTCTCTTGTTCATCATCTGTGACAAACTCGTTTATTCGTTCAAGTTGAGTCTTGCCACCCAGCCATTCATGATAACTCTGATACATCTCAGGTAGATGACCCTTAGACCACTTGGTATCGGTTTGATACCTTAGACGTTTGTAGTTTTCTGTATTCCATTTATCAAGTCTTTCGTAACTGGCAAGCTCCTCATCAGGAAACTCTTGCTTAAGAAGCCAAGATGTTGGCAAGTAGTAGGTGTTACCGTAGAGCCAACACAGCCAAATTTTTTCTTCCGTGTTGTGTTCGTAACGTTTGTTAAGATAGTTTATCATCCAGAGAGCTGAGTCACAATCTCCGTTAGCTACTCCCCATCGGAACCATTCGATAAACTGTTCTTTCCTAGAAGTTTGGTACATCCTTTCTTTCTTAGTTTCATTAACATTCCTCACACACCCGGAGGCACAAGGTAGATCACCAAAAAAGATGGGACTAGGGTTTGCCCTCTCTAAGAAGCTTTACGCAACCACCCCGACCTTTATGGTTGATTACTTTTTGGAACTGAGTGTCCTCACTATCATTATAACAAAGATCAAAAGTTTTGCCCCCTATCTTAGAAAAAGATAATTGAGAACCACTCTTCTGTTCACATATCATCCGCAACCCTAAGCTCTCATAGAACTTAACTGCTGACGGTTCGGAAGATACTCTGAAATATTCTGCCCCTTGATCCACGGCGTGAGAAAGTGCAAACTCCATCAGACATCTACCATAACCGTTTTTTCGATGCTCATGGAAGACGTGGAGAAGTTGTAAGTTAGCGACAAGGGGTTTCCTTTTAGAAAGGGTTACCACCACTGCTCCCAAAAGAGAGCCATTAGGATCATATATGCCGAAGCATTTATCCCATAACTCCATTACCTTCGCTTTAGACATAAAAGTTTTAGCGAACTTGTTATTTTTTGGGTTACTCTGTTCGTAAGCTAATTTAAATATCTCTTTATTGCACTCTCTAATTTCCAAGGGGTTTCCTCTAATTTAATTCATCAGAGGATTTTACCCGTTAGGTTACAAGAGTTCTATAAACTGGCGTTTTTTGTTACCACGAGATTTGTCCCACTTGGTTTCAATCCACGCTTTGTAATGTTCGGCGTTCCAAACAAAAGGAGGGAAAGTGAACTCTTCTTCTTGGAGGATTTCCTTTATAGGCTTTTGATCACCCAACGCACTATCAATAAACCTCTCCGCTATACGGAAGCAACTTTCAATCTCTCTTCGTTTGGTGGAACTACGGAAGCAACGGAACTCTATAGTCCCTGTATGTTTCATACAATAAGTATTCACTGCATAACGGAAGGGTCTCCCTCTGCTTACTCCATCCTTTCCACAACATTGGATCCGAATGAAGTCCTCAAAGCTTTCTGCCATGTTAATAACGTTATTGCCCATCCATTCAGGCATCATTCGTCCTCCGTCCAGTTTCAGATAGCTAGTCGCATTTTTCAGCTTCTTCATTTCTAGGTCAGGTTTGAACTGATAGCAAGCTCTAATAAGGTCTTCTTGATTATCCAGGATGTAACGGGTCAGTTTCTTTAGACTTTGAACATCTTCCTTCAAACCTTTTACAAATGCGTGTAAATGCCCATGATTAACAAGGGATGCAGTAGGAGGATAACCTGAATCAATGAATAAGTCTCTGAGACGGATAATCTTATCCACTTGTTCCTTGATAGATTTGTCAGGAGTGGTGTTGATTTCTCCTCCCACAGGGGGCTCTAAACCTAAAGGGTCAACCCCCATTAGTGCATAAGGTTCTCGAAGATTTAAAATGTCAACCTCAGCATATTCCCACGAGCCTAGATGTTCGGGAATAGGTAAACATCGAGGGATATCACCCCATTCTATTTCGTAGCCCCAGGTCTTAGTTGTATTCAATATGTTCTTTTCCGTAAGATTTTACTTTGATGATGTCTTCTTCTGGAACCCCTGCTCTGACACCTATACTCTTGGTTGAGAAGAAGAAAAAACCATTCTCTACAGGGTGAAAGTGACAGGGACGTTTCCCGTTTCTCTGGACATGGATATCCCCTTCCTTCGTTAAGGTAGCCATAGCGATGGAAGCATCAGGGAAATACTTTATTGGATCAAGACCTTGCTCAACCGCTCTTAGGATAAGTTCGGAATCATTGGATGTCTCTGTCTGGAGACCAAACTCATCGAACCATCTTTCTTTAGGGAGTTGACTGATTACCCCGTTATGCACCATAGATAACTCAGGAGAGTGTAGGGGTTGATTGAAACGCAAAGCAGATGTAGGATAACGACAATGTCCTATTAATCGAAGATTATCGGGAGACTTCCATTCAATAACTTCGTCGAAGAATAGGTTAGAGGGTACGGTTTTGATTACTGTCCGTATTACTCCAAAACGGATGTAAGAAATCCCTGTAGAGTGCTTCCCCCGGATCTGAGACTCTCTGCCTATTGCTTCCAATAGTTGTTTTTGATAAGAGGTGGCTTTGTCTAAGGCACACCCAAATATTGCACACATTTTACTTCGTAAAACCTCCTAAGTTAGTTTATTCTATCTTGTGTGAAGGGCTAAACTTTATTGTTGAAGTGTCCGTTAGAACCTTGACCCAACGGGTCATAACCCGTTTTGAGTTGCTGACCCTATTATAACAGATTTTAGCCTCTCTGACAAGTTGTCCCCCGTTAGCTTCGCTAACTATTCTGAAAGAACGAAGTCGTCATGACCCTCACAGTCTACTAGAGGAGGATTCTGTAGGTTGATAAAGTGAAACTTACCATGGAAGTTATGGCTGACACAATTGTTGAAGTAGTAGAACTCTCCTGCTTCTGCTTCGAAGTATTCTCCTTCAATATAGACCTTTGCATTAGGTTCAGGGTTAGGAAGCCCACATTCTTCACCAAGAGCGACTACTAATTGGTGCCCTTTTAGGTGGTAGTGGATACCTGCGTCTGATTCTGAGAAGCTCTCAGCAAGTTGTAGAGTGAAGTCATCCATGTCAATCCTCATGAACTCACAGAAGTCCGCATAGACATCTCTGTCAATAACCCCCACCGGAAAGCCATGATAACTTTCCCAAGTTACCTTGTCCGTAGCAATAGAAGAATCTTTCTCCATCTTGGCTGCTACATAATAAGCTAAGGTCATTAGTTCATATTTGCTAAGATTTTTTGTCTTCATGATTAGCACTTTGGTTATAAGATAAGGATTTGTCACGTCAAGTGACTAAGTTGATTGAAAATCATTTTTGCGTGGTGTTCATTGGAGAAGCAACCACTTTGAATGGTTTGGGTTACGAACTGTCTTTTATTGGATGTAGAAGCAAAAAGTTCTCTCACCCGTGTAGAAGAAGGAGCTTCAGGACTCCGAGGGATTAAGAAGGTTTCTACTTGAGGGAAACTATTTTGTAGGGCGTTAGCGAATTTTTCCTGGTCTTCTCCTACTATAAAAGTTATCCGGACATCTTCCCCGTATAGTTCTATAATCTCAGATACCAGTGAGAAGACATTGTTAGTGCGAATAGAGGTGTAACTGGCATCTGGGAGGAGGTCTCTCAACATACCGAAGTCAATGCGATTGGAGGCGATGATAGCCTCATCGGGGTTTCCGTGGTGCATCACGGTGTTGAAAACCTCAAGGTGTCCGTTGTGAATCTGATTAAAGCGTCCGTAAGTTAGGTTGATTTGTTTCATTATAACTGTAGTTAAATGTCATTTGTTTTTTGCTTATGTACTTATTATAACACAAGGGTTAGGAGTTTGACAAGGGTTTAGTTAAAATACTTCCACATTATACGCCAGGACTCTTTAACATTCTCCCAACCTTTATTATTATAACCCATTTCCCGAAGATCATTTTGTTTTTCTTGAGAGAGTGAGTTAAAGATTACTGAGTTTCTTCTTTGTAGTTGTTTGTAGGAATGACCTTTGTAGAGTTTGGTGGTATCGGTGACTTTAATTTGTTTGGGCATCTCACCTGTCATGAGATAGTGTTGACGGTTAAGCCCTGCGTAGAGATTGCGAAGATCGGTTTTGTAGTTTGTAAACATTTAGTTTGACCTTTTGTTTTTTACTTTATATAATTATTATGAGAGAGTCTAGATTCTAATTCTTGCTCATAGAGCATAGCGAGAAATTCATTACCTTTAGCTTTAGCGGCTTTAAGTTGTTTTTTGCAGTACTGTATTCTTTGATATTGGTTAAGCATTAGTTTTACCTTTTGTTTTTGACTATATAATAAGTATAACACTTATTTTTGATTTTGACAAGGGATTTGAAAAACTTTTTTTTTTTGGTTAAACCCCTTTGACCTGTATTTATATAGTAGCAACTTTCCAGAGGAAAGGCAAGGGGTTGTAACATTTGTTTACATAAAAGAAAAATCGTACCTTAGAGAGTCAGCACAAACGAAGTGAGGGTGAGGGTATTCCAGACCTAATCTTCTATGCACTTCCCGGATATTGTCCTCCATTAAGTCCACACCAAAGAGTTGATGATTAACTACATGGTTTCTATCATGCCCGTATTCTTCTGTGAGGACTTTCAAGAGGGTAACCAAGAAGTTACCATCTCCACAAGAGTTATCAAGGTATAGAGAGGAAGGGTCTTTTAACTTTTCTTTTGGGATTTCCATGACCATTCTTTCACATAACTCTAAAGGGGTGAATACTTCAGCCGTTTTCTTTACTCGTTCTTTACTTCTTTCAATCATAACTTTATGCCCTTCTCAATGATTTGAATTTCTTCTTGTGTTAACCCTAGTGCCTTATAAGAACCTTGATCATCCATTCCTCTTAGATCAGGTATTTTATTCATTATAACGGCACTAGTGAAACCTGAGCTTTTCCTATAGTTTTCACATAGAAACCTGACGACTTTTAAGTTAAACAAGTTATCCAAAATCCCATACTCCTCCTCACTTCCACAAGGGAACCAAAAATTAAGGTCTCCTGTAGGAAGGTTAGTGAAAAACCTTTTTTTATAGGAACATGAAACAGGGATAACAATCTTGTCCACCCCACTCCCTTCAAGGTTTTTACAATTTGTAAGTTTCTCCTTTTTCCCTGAGTACAAGACAACATTTGCTCCACCTTCTTCGTATTCCACACCGCCCCTATTTGAGCGTATCAGATGGAGTTTTGCAAAATCTGATAAGGCTAACTTTTCAGAAAGTAAGACTTTTTCAGGTAGAGGTGGAGTATTTACATCCCTAACCAATCCATCAAAATCCGTTTCCCCAGAATAAGGTTGCTTTAAACCAGAAACCCCTACGATACCTACTCCCACTTTAAAAAAGCCCGAAACATCTGTTACTCTTTGGGTGTCAAGGGATGCGGAAAAAACTTCTCTAATCTTTTGGTATGACTTACTCTCATTCTTAACCCATGAGTCGGGGATAAGAATAGAGAAGAAACCTCCTTCTTTAAGAAGCCTAGGAGTTTCTTTAACAAACTTCATCCATAGTTTACCTCGTGTATTACCCTTCTTCCCATCATGATAAGGGGGGTTTCCTATGACGACATCAAATTTCATTAAGTTTACTGCTTTCAAATCATTCTCTCTCCTTGCTGGCCTTATAAAGACCTTGTATTCTTCAACCCCTTCATACCCTAAAGTTTATGTTTTCTAAATTGTGACCGGAGCTTAACAGTCTTTTCTTTATTTCCCTGAGAAAGTCTCCCCTACCAATATTTATATATATATATATTAACAAACCTTTCGGGGAATTGGAGAGGGTTGTAACATTTGTTTACATTTCTTTTATGACTATACGATTGAGTTTTGCCTACCTCTATTCATGGCAGTTTCGATATGATAGACTACCTTCTTAGCGAGTTCTTCCGAGTTACCGTTGAACCCGTTGATGTTGACGGTGACATTTGCGCTACCTCCAGAGCCTTGAAGAGCGGAGGCTAACATCTTAGTCTGTTGACTGTTGGCTATAAACTCTGAAGAGTTTGCATATCCAATTTTAGCTCCCTTTGGCATACTACTCATTTCATCTAGTAAAGGTTTCGTGTTGCCTTTGTGCCAGCCGACATGTATGTGGTTATAGTGTGTTTGTGCAGCAATGGGGGGAACCTTCTTCCCATGTTTGATTGAGTAACCGAGAGGAGTATAGATAAGTTCTTGAAGTCTTGATCCATAAGTTTCAGCAATGTATGTGGCTGCTCTCATCATCTCAGGGGTTGCGGACGAACGGTGGTGACCCCCCGCAGTGTTACTTATATCGATAGCGTTACCGGTGTAGTGGAGGGACGTTTTGCTGTGCCAAGGTTTATTTCTCAAACCTGATGTTTTAGACAACCCAAACTCTCCCGCTAACTCTGCGAAGTAGCTCATAGGATCATTACCAAAAGTCTGATTACCTAAAATTCCACTACCTGAAATTCCACTACCTGAAATTCCACCATGCCCCATATCACCGACAGCCCCCGCTGCCGCAATCTTGTTTGCTACTTTTACGAAAGTTCGTTCCATAGACTCATCAGACCTTACTAACTTAGTTCTAAGCCCGTCTATATCGTCGTGCATTTCTTTAGCCAAGAAAGAGAAACCGGTTTCCGTGGCTCCTTTATCAAAATCTAATATTTCACTTTGGTCACCCAGAATGCTATTTTGTTTAAACATAAGTCTTTTTATTGTAGAGTAAGCCTTATCTATTTTATTGTTGGTTTCCTGGGTTGCAACAACATTATCCTTAACCAAGGTTTCGATGTCGAACAACCTTCCTATCATGCCTTTTACTTTCTCTCCACCCTTATCTTTGGAGGGGGTAACAAGTTTTGAGGATTTAGCTCCTGGGGAGGACTTTTTCTTCTTTTTAGAACCTGTTACAGCATCAAAAATCTTACCTCCAATCATACTAGTGATTTTTGAGAAAAAGTCTTTTATAGAATTTATCCCATCCTGAGCAGCAGACCACAAATCACTAGCTTTATCTCTCACCCAATTGAATATGCCGAGTAGGAATTCACCTACGGTTGTAATAGCTCCCCAAATCTTGTCACGGAAGACATAAATAGCTACCCCTATGGCCGCCACTGCTACTACGATAAGGGCTATTAATGCAACGGGGAGACTTAATATTGCTAATAACTTCCCCATGAGAAATAATAAAACTTTACCCACAACCGGTAGAATTGCTAATAACTTCCCCCCGACAAATAATAAAAATTTACCCACAACCCCTAGAATTGCTAATAACTTCCCCATGACAAATAATAAAAATTTACCCACAACCGCTAGAATGGGCATAACACTCTGTATCGCACCCACAACCGTTGCAATTGGTCCGCTAACAGCTAATAAAACAGCACCCAACACCAAAAGGGTTCCAACAGGATTTTTCTCGAACATATCTGCTATAATCCCAGGAAGTTTTAACAAGATTATAGTGAAGATATCGATACCGACCTGAGCTGCAATTTTGGTAATCTCCCCCAAAATTGTGCTAGCGCCCTCTGCTCCACCAGATTCTTTGAAACCCCCCATCAAACCAGATACAAACCCAGCACCTTTAAATTCGCCCCCCTCATCTGTGATAGCCTTGGACACCGTGGAAATAAGATTCCCCACGATTGTCCCGATAGCTGTACCGATTCTCTCTAAACCTTCTGAAGAGGTCAGTCTAGCTAGAACTTCTTTCAATATCTCACCAAGGTTGGCATCTTTCTGAAAGAGTTTGACTCCTACTTCAAAATCTGAGAAGTCTGCCCCGAATGCTTTAGCTAACTTGGCAATGGCGAAGATGGCTGCTCTGACGCTTTGAGTTCCGTCTTTAAAACCACTGAAGAGTTTCTGAGCCGCTCGGAAGTTACTAGCAGTATTCTCTGCATTGGCGTAGAGGTCTTTTAAAGGATTCAGAAGGCCCTCAAAGGGCTCAAAAATTTTAGGTAAGTGAGCAAGGACAGGCATAATAACCTTACTAAAGTTTACAAACATTTCAGTAAGGAATTTAGCCACTGACTTTTCCACTTTGGTGTCACCCATCTTATCAACACCTGTAAAATCTATGTCGAAGCCTCTTCTATCCCCGAATAATCCTGTTTCAGGGTCAAACAGGGAGCTCCTCATTGCCTCAAACACCCCTTTTGAAGTGTTTTGCATGGCCCTAATCTTCTCTTCAGGGAAAGCTTGCTCAAGGGCTTTGATGATAGCAGCCAGCCTCTCAGGAGTTTCCGCGGCTGCTGAGTTCATCTCATCTTGAAAATCTTTCAGCGCGTTCTTTAACAAGGGGTCATTTTGTAACTTAGCAAATTTCGACAGCGCGTCAATTTTTACTTTCCCCTTCTTTGTCGACATCAACTTTTCAACTATTGTGTGAAAAGGAGTTCCTTCTCCAGAGTCTAACTCAGCAAGGGTGATTAACTTTGCCAACTGCTTTGTCATTTCCGTGAAAGCTTCTTCGGGTGTGTTTACGTTTGAATTAAAATTTTCTTGTGCAAGTCTTACCGCTCTAGAAGCCTGAGCAGGATCTGAAAAGAGTTGCATTGTTGAGTCCGTAATCTGCTTCATGGTACGAACGTAGTCATTAGTTTCCCCTGGCAGTGATGAGGCCAAAGAAGCCATCTCTTTATTTAGCTTCTTCTGAATCTCAACAGCCTCTTCAAAAGTGTCGGCGAAATCTAATCCAGCCTTTTTACCTATGGCGAAGATTCCGCCAGCACTTTTAACGTCGTCCATCTCATCGTCGACGCTCTTCTTTACGGAGTTTACTAGGTAGTTAAAGGGGACCGTTATTAACTTCCTTGCTTGGTTAAAGGCAAAGGTCAGGAAACTTGTGGCAGCGCTGGCTACCATGTTACCGAGGGCAACTTGACCAACTCCCCCCATGAAACCCCCTCCACCTCTACCTCCACCTCCACCAGTAGGAGCAGAGGGAGTTGCCCCGGGTCTAGTACCTCTGGAAACCCTATGGAACCGTCTCTGGGCAGAAGTAGCTCGTCTCATTTGACGAGTATAATTAGCCATCTCTCTAGCCCCTCGGCGGAAACTACTAGCCTGATTGTTTAAACCTCTGTTGGCAGTAGAGAAAGATCTGTTCAGTCGGTTCATATCACGACGGATTTGCTTAGAGACCTTTCCTATTTTTCTGTAAGTTTTGAGAACTCCGATAAGTTCCCTGTTAATCTTTTTTAGACCTTTAGTCGCGTTATCCTTGAAATCCGCAACTATTTTAAATGACTGAGTTTCAGATGCCAAAATATCCACCTACTAATACTTCTAGTAGGTTTTTACCCTCTGGAGAAGGGGTTAGTTGTTTTATGGGGAGATGTAGTTTCATTTGTTCCTCCTTCTTTTTCTTTATATTTGTATGGTCACAAACATTATGTGTCTTTGCCAAGGAATCCCTTAAGATTTTTGAGACTGATTGGGGTGTAGTTCAGTTGTTCCACTGACACATTAACATAGCGAGGGTCATCAATCTTGTAGGTGTGCAAATGTCCATGAATGTTGTGGGTGAACCTCCCAGCCTCAAACTGAGAAGGGTGAATAGGGATATGACTGAGGAGGAACCCTTGCTTTTTCATGTATCGGATGCCTTGCACTTTGGCGAAGTATCTGAGATACTCCTTAGTCTCAAGACCGTCATGATTACCAGAGATGAGAATTTTACGTCCTTTCATTTCTCTCATTCTTTCGAGACCTTTGATATTGAAGGCAACATCACCAAGGACATAAACCGTGTCCCTTTCTTTGACAACTGAGTTCCATTGTTCAACCATGAAATCTTCGGCTTCTTGCATGGTGAGGAAGCGTCTCATTCTCTCACCTTCGGCAGTTCTAAACGGTACTTTGTAGATGTTGTTGTGACCTAGGTGTAGATCGCTGATGAAAAAAGTTTTAGACATAGTTTTCTGTTTCTATTTGAAGAATTATACCCTAAGTCACTCTACTACATCGTCCTCTAGTTCAACACCGCGCATCTGAAAGAAATGATCGACGTTGATATCTGATAATGAAAGTGTTGTCGTTGCGTCCTTAGAGCCTAATCTCCTAATGGTTAAAAGTTTTCAGAGTGAAAAGTTTAGATTGCGTAGTCACTCTTGTTAGGACGTAGTCTTACAGCAGACAGAAAGGATTGCAAAGAATCAACATTAAAGCTGAGAAGATAATATTGAAACTCTTCCTCTGTCATTGACCCCTTTACCTCTTCCCAGACTTTATAAACTCTATTTTTTATCTTAACCTCTTGTCTTTTTTTAGTTGTGAACTTAGACCCTGCTTTAGCTATCCAGTCTTCATAAGGAATATAGAAACCTTCATAAGTTTTCCTCACACTCTCTAAAGCTTGTTCTAAGGAAGAAGACTTAGTAATCTTCATCAGTTTTTCTTCCAGAGGGTTATTTACAAACT